ATCAAGGTCACTTTCAATCGTCGCTGCATACATCGCCTTCACTATGGCCGACTGAAGCTGTGTTGCCTGCAGGGAATCGAGCATCTTCAGCCGTTCCATGACGCTGTAAAACTGATTGGCCCCACGGGTCTGCCCGTCCTCCACCGGCTCGAAAATATGCAGCATGGCCGGACGCCCGGTGGGAAGTTCACGCGGGATCCGTTCCCATCGTCCACTCCCGGAGAACGGAAAATCATCCTCACAGATATGGTACGCAACGGCACGACCATATCGATCGACCTCCACACCGGCCCGCAGAAAACGGTTCCCCATACCGTGTCCTGGCGTGTCCACCCGTTTCGGACTCACGGCTTTAAAACGCGTACGAAACAGTTGCGTGCTCTCCGTATCCCAGACCGGCTGCACAAAGATTTCGCCGTTAAACGCATGAACGCCCACACCTTCACGGATAAATTCCGTAAACGTGCGTTTCCCTTCCACGTCGATCTCGCCAGACATCCCTTCGGCGTATTCCGACCAGGCCGCCTCCACCTCATCGACAAAACTTTTGCTGCAGTCTCCCGCCATCTCCAGCCAGCGCCAGTTCGGACGGTAGCTGATCAGAAACATATGCCCGACAATATGATCCTTATGCAGGGCCTACCGCATTTGGCCGCTATCCCGTTATTGCGCACCAGATCATCTGCACGGGCATTGCCCAGACGCAACGCGGGCAACAGGGCCGCATCGGCACTCTGCGCCGGTGGCAACCACTCCGCCATTTGCCCGCCAAATCCTGCACCGCCCCCGTTGTAGCTGAGGCTCTCCCGAAGCGGAACACCGTTCACATCAATCAGGACAGGCGTTCGTTTCATAACCTCACTCCCAGCGGACGACGGCGACGTCGGGTTGTCCCCAGTACCGACTCCGCATCATTGATCGCCCGGTTAAGCTCATCCAGAGAAGCCGCCGTATATTCAATCCTGCGACCATCTTTCTGGACAGACACCACCCGTTTACCGGTTAATAAATCAAGGCGCGCCTGACGCAGCGCCTGCAGTTCAGCGACTGTAACCATTCACTCCTCCGGACAGCTTCGCTGCCAGTTCTTTCAGGGTTGGCCGGGTCGTCTCTTCTTCCCGGGATTTTGCCAGTACAGCCAGATCAAGCTGCCAGCGTTGCACGGGCACACGTAATGCCGCGTAGGCATACACCAGGCAGTCCAGCGCTTCGTTACGCCGCTTTTTGTTATCCCACAGCAGACGCATCTTTCCTTTTTCCCACTTCTCCACAAGCTCTTCCGCGACCAGTTGCTGCGCCTCTGTCTGCGAAAAAATCTCCGGATCATCAGGAAAACGGATGGCATACGACGTGGCTTCATCCGCAGGAGTGGGATCGGCTTTCATACGGGCAGAGAGAATTCTTTTGCGGTGTCCGTCCCCACTTCACACAGATACACGCCCCGCTGATTGCGGGTTTTCGGCATGGTGATCACCGGCTTGCCATAGACAGATGCGCCTTTTACCGGCAGCACCCGGAAAACACCGTGTTTTTTGACCTCTGATAGACAATTTCACCATCGATCCCCCCGGTGTCCCAGCAGACACGGGAAATGGTCATTTCGGTTCCGTCTGCATGGCAGTATTTTTCGTTGATCGCCGCATCCACACGTAACAGCGTCTCTTCCTCATCGGGACGGCCCATAATGATGATTTTATCCACCAGAAAAGCTTCCTCTCCCGGTGCCCATCCCCAGACATACATCTCAAAACGGTTTCGCTGCGAGTCAATGCCCGCCGTCAGATAAACCACCCGGGCAGGTACCGCCGCCGTGTAATGCACGACCTTATCCATCAGTACCTGGTGATCGAGTTTTTCGCCCACGGCTTCTTCCCAGGTCTCGCCCAGCGTGGTGTTCACAAAGGTTTTCAGGCCGTTGGGATCTTTCAGTGCATCCAGCCAGTCATAGACTATCTGTACCCAGGTGGTAAACGGACTGTACGCCGTCCAGATATGGAACGTGATGGAGCGCGGCGGCGGAATTTCATCCCCCCGGGCGCTGAAAAACGTCAGACCGTCACGGGTCCACATGCCCGTGTTTTCACAGATCCACCGCCCGTTGCTCTGGTCCAGTTCAGACTGATGGATCACGCAGCCATGATGTTCACAGAGGTAGAAAACACTTTCGGGGCTGTCCTTCTCCCACTTTAAGCCCAAAAGGCGTGGACTCATCACCAAATTTCAGATACTGCGCCTCCCCACAGTGCGGGCAGGGCACATAAAAACGCATAAAATGCGCCGACTCGTTAGCGGCTTTTTCGATCTGGCAGGTGCCTTTGATTTTAGGCGTCGAGCCGCGAATGGATTTTGGCCACACCGACCCCTCAATACGCTTATCCCCCAGCAGGGTTGGCGAGCCCTCTTTTTCGACATCCGGCTCGAACGAGGAAAGTTCGTCATAGCAGACCACGTCCACGGATTTTTCACGGTAGTTTTTGGCGGCAGCGCCGCCCAGGCACCAGAAACCGACGCCCGATGAAAAGCGTTTCAGCGTGAGAGTATTGTCACGATGTTTACGCCCCAGCCATGGGGAAAGGTCTTTCAGGCATGGCACGTTCCGAATCGTCGCCTCCACGTGAGACTTCATAAAATCTTCAGCGGCAGAATCCGTGGGCTGAAAAAGCAGACTGTTTCGGGATTTATGCTCAATAAAATACCCGACCACCCCCAGCAACATCTTTGTATAGCCAACACGGGCAGATTTAATCAGGTTAACCGTGCGAACCTGGTCGTTACCCATACAGTTCATAATGGCGATCTGGAATGGCAGCGTTTTCCATTCTCCCTCACCATATGAAGATTCTTTAGGCAGATAATAATTTTGATCAGCCCATTCAACTGCCGTCATTGGTACAACCCTGACCAGAGGCTGCAGCGCAACCGAAACGGCAGCCATCATATTATTCAGTTGTTGCTCTGATATATTCATCGAGTAAATCCGGTAATTTATCCCCTGCCCGCGCACACTGATTTGCCCCCTTAGCAATAAGGGTTTTCAGATGGTCAAGATGGCGCGGTGTTAAATCAGGAAACTGTCGCTGCATGGATAAAGGGATGGAATCAAGCGTACTGGATAACGCCATTGCCAGCTTACTGAGGGCAAAAATACAGAACCCGGTGTCAATAAGTTTTCCTTTTGACACCTCATTTTTTAACTGCTGTGTAACAGCCTGTTCTGCTGTCAGTTCCCATCTGGCAATAAGCAATTTTTCCTCATAGTCGTCTTCGCTATCGCCATCAGGCACATCGTTTTTACTTCTCCTCAGATACGATATGTAAAAATCGCGCCAGGCATCCAGATCCAGTTGCCCTCGCTTATTCGATATCGGGGCACCCGGCAATTTCTGCAATCTGCGAAGCTGGCGATCGGTCAGACTTAAATGCCTGGCAACTTCAGTCTGCGTAGCCACTCCTCACCTCGCAAAAACTCTCACCTCACAATCACAACAAAACCGGTCATGTCCGGTTTACATGTCTGTTTTTTGTTCATGTCCGGTTCACAGAAGACCTGTTTTTATATTTTTCATATAGTTAACTTGAAGAGAAACCGGACATGGATCCCGGAAAATTTTCATAAATAGCGAAAACCCGCGAGGTCGCCGCCCCGTAGCCTGCCGGATCGCCGGAAAGGACCCAATAAAATGATAATAATTATCATTTATATAAATACCATCACACATCCCACGTACACCATAAAACCACGACAAATAATCAATTTTGTCCAAGTCATGCATTAATTGATCTGTGTCAACTTAACGTAAAGACATCTTAAGACAATACAAATCAGCAGCACTGAACACGGAAAAACACAATGTCATCAAAAAATAAAGCTTCCCAAACCAGATGATTAATCAAATCCATATTGCCCTTGAACGTAAGGGATCGGGTAATTTTTCGGCATGGGTTATTGAAGCCTGCAGGAGAAGGCTGGCAACAAATGCAAAGCACCTGCGCCCGGCCAGCATGAAAAATAACGAGAAATGAACGTTCGGTTACAGGAACCGGTAGCTACTGTCTTCTAACAATATTTCATCTTCATATCCGGCGAAACAAGACTTTACCCTGCAGGGATGTACTGAATAGCAACAGAGTGATAATTAACTTCTGATAAAATAATCAGGGTGCTGAAGGACTAAAGATAAATGTTTTCTTCACGCCTTTACGCGGCTTGTCCTTCTCAAATCGCCATTTTGCCATCGCCTTTACAACCTGCTCATCAAACAGATGGTGCGGCTCTGAACGGATAAACTCAATTCGGGTGACAGTACCATCAGCACCAATATCAAACTTCACATCAACCCGTCCCTTTATATAATTTGCCGCGGCATAGGCCGGATATTGTGGTAATGCCTTAACCAACTGTCGAGGCATATCTGTTTTATGTTGCGTACAGCCCATAACCAAAGAAGACAACAAAATAATTAACGGAAGATTTCTTTTCATTTTTATTCCCGGCATAGATAAGAATAAGTCTTATTCTAACAATGCAGCCCTGTCGGTCATCAATCCTCTGCTTAATGGCAATGACAATTATCCGACTTAAATCACAAATCAGACACATGACATAACAGAGCTTGCGAGGTAACACATCGTCCGGTTTCTTCCACCATCGCACCGGACCAGCGACCATGAGGGGACAACGCCGCGCTCCGTTAACACGGTAAACCCCGGTGTGTATCGTTTTTGATTATCCCCGCACACTCGCGCAGAGGAGTCTCCCTCTCGGGCTGTGGTCTCTGTTGATGCGGGAATACGGCGACGATACAGTGCATAGTTATGTCAGGCTAAAATGCCTTTATCAAATCTGGGTAACGCAATCTGCCATTGTTGGCTCCGGTTGTGGTGATGATGTCAAGCAAGCCCATCTTGACTATCTCAACTAGTCGATTCATGACATATGTCACATTTATACCAACCAGATCATTGCGTTGAGTTTACAACTCAATAATTCTTGGTTGGACGTCAAGTTTTGACGGTATTCGGGTGGCAGTTGATAGCAATCTTGGAACCGTCCACCTAATAGCTGCTTGTGTGGCGTTTAAATTGTGGAGTGCTCGCAACAGAACTTTTCTTTCTTGTTTGCGAGCGATGTTTAGCAACTTTTAAGAGAGTTAAGTCATGGAGTTTTTGAAAGAGCATCATTTGCCTTCAATAATTTTTGGAATTTTTTCCGCCATTTTTTGGATTATTTCATGTTTTGCATCTTCCAAAGAACACCCACCAAAAACGGAACAAGGCAGTTTCTCATCACTGGGTTGTTTTAAAGCCATTGAAATACAAAGTAAATGGAATAAACGGGCTGCTTTTTGCGCAGCGTTAGCTGTTCTTGCTCAAGTATTTAGCTTTTAGTTTCAAAAGTGTAAATCAGAACCACTCGTATAGCGGGTGGTTCTCTGTTTTATTCGTGTTGCGACTAAAACTAACTAAAATCACGCATATGAAAGATAATGGGAAAATTATCGCTATCATCGAAGGCATTGCGTCCTAATGTACTCCTGCAAGTAGTTAACCTGCGCGGTTATCCTGTCGATTCCACTTCGGAGACGGTAATAATTGAGTTCAGCATCTGCTGTAAGTCCTGGGGTTTCTCCATTGCCCATGCCGCTGGCTCCGGTCGTTGACTTTGCACAGGTGGCGGCGACTTGCAGGCGCTTACGCCCAGCAGAAACATCAGCACGGAGACTTTCGATAGTCGCATTAGCATCAGCAAGCTCCTTTGTGTATCTGGCGTCAAGTTCTGCTACATCACGTTGCCGCTTCTGCATATCAGCGATGATGGATGTGGCTTTATCGCGCTGCTCTTTGTAGGCGATGGCGTTATCACGGTAATGATTAACAGCCCATGAAAGGCAGACGATGAGGCAGATGACCAGAACGTAGATAATCGCGGTTACTCTGCTCATTGTTGCCCCCACAAACAGACTTCACGCTCAATCTCACGGCGAGTCATCAGCCCTTTCCATTGCTTACCGCCAGCGTATGTCCAGCGCCGTAGCTGATCACATGCGCCTTTGATATCGCCCTGGTTTATTTTGCGAAGAAGCGTCGATGTTCTGAAATTGCCAGCGCCCACGTTGTAAACGAACGAGTAAAGAGCGCCGCGCGTTGTTTCCGGTATATCGACGTTGATGTACGGGTTTATTTGTCTGGCGACCGTGGCAAGGTCTTTATTCAGGAGGGCTTTGCATTCTGCTTCGGTATACGTTTTACCGGGCATGATGTCTTTTCCGGTGTGTCCGTGACATACAGTCCATACGCCAACGATATCTTCGTATGGTATGTAGCTGACACCTTCCAGGCCATCGTCACCACTCGGACCAGTGATGAGCACAGACGCTATGGCAACAGCCCCACCACCAATAGCAGCAGCAACAGCCTTGCGTAATGACGGCGACATTATTCACCTCTCGCAGCCTTACGCTTATCTTCTTTAATCTTGAAATAAAGGTTTGTCAGATACGTCAGCAGGCCAAACAGCAGACTCCCCAGCACACCTATTGCCACCCACTGGGACGGAGAGACTTTGTCCAGCAGCTGCAGTAACCAGTATCCCGTCCCCACCGCTGACGTGGTGTATGACACACCTGTTGTGATTTTTTCCATCTGATGTATGTCTCCGTCACCGCCGACAGAAAATGAAAGTAAAGAAAAACAAAAAAGCCGCCAGTGTCACCCACTGACGGCCAACGCCGGGAGCCGTGATTATGGCATTCAGGCTCTGCTAAAAATGCCAGATAACATTCCGGCCAACCCCTGATTCAGGTTATAAATGACACAATATCTTGACAACATCCGTCACTGTCTGTCAGAAAATGTACTGCCAAGTATAAGTATCATGTGAAGTACATCTACCCGTTTTAGCCAGCGTCCTTCAGAGTGGGCGCTGGCTTTTTTTATTATGCTGCCGGTGCATTTATCTCCAGCACCAGACTTTCTATCTCAACACCATACGCTGCATTTTTGGTAATATCCGTCAGCGTCAGCGCATTCAGCCCCAGTGTCAGACTGTCTTTTATGACCTGGAATGCCGGGCCAGCCACTCCATTCAGTTTCGGAGTAACCGTGGCACTGCCGGCGGTGAACACCAGTTCCAGCGTCTGCCAGTCATTACTGTAATTCCCGAACTCGCCCAACTTTGTGTTTCCTGCTTTCTTGTGATGCATCAGATTCAGTTTGCCGTCTGTGGTCTGGGTGAAGAACGACATCAGGAACGGGTTACCAGTCCCGGTCATCGCCACGACGTCAGGTAACGCTACATCGGTATACAGATAAATTCCCAGGCCGAACTGGTTGTTGGTCAGTGCGCCTGACAGTCGAAACTTACAGCTCAGTCTGCCACCCCGTGTCAGCAGGGAGACTGCGTCATCCACCGGATGCATCAGGGACCAGGTTTTATTGCTCTGCTTGGCGATCTTAAATACACCACCCGACAACTGAATTCCGCCGTCCTTAATGGTCCAGCCCTGCGCAGCAGCCTCTCCGGCTGTCGGCAACAGGGAGATTGTGCGTACGGATGCATCTTCAGACGGCCCCGATGGCGTGTTGCCGCCGGGCGAGGGTTTGATTTCCGGTGCCTTACCACTGATGAAAGCTGAGGTGCGCCCGGCTGCGTTCAGAATAGCGGTTGCCATACGATCCGGAATAATGCTCCTGCGCGCCCATGAACTGAAATGTGTCGGGCGGTTTGATGATACCTGGTTTCCATTCGTTCTCGATGCCGCACCGTAATATCCTGATGCCGGAATATCCGGATCTTCTGCCGGTGCGTTAGTGGCGGTATTGACGCCGTTACCGTCTGTCATGAAGGGCACAAAATAAACGCCCTCACTCTCCCTGTTTTTATACCCGCCGTACACGGTGTCGTACTGGGTAGCGTATGTATTTTTCCAGTAATACGTCGTGTCACCACAAATCCACGGCACATTTACAGCACTGCCACCATGACACTGCGCGTTAAACACAGTGAGGTCAGCACGAAACTGCTTCAGCATGGCTGTAAACAGCGCAGGTTGCTGTGCGTAGGTGGCGGCGCTCATGTCAAACTCTCCCTGCATCCAGCACACCGCCAGCAACACATTTTTCGGGTTCTTCTGTAATGCAGCTTTAGTGCGCGCAATCAGGTCCTGATATAACGGTTTACCCACCCCCCAGCGCGCCGAATCCTGGCTGGCCCCCGCGTCCGCACTGAATGTCCCCTCCGCGCCCTGGGTGAATGCCGAACCACCACGACAGCATGGTACCAGCAGGATCCCCGCGTTATTCGGGATATACGGGAGCAGTTTTTTGGCAATATGTAAGCCCTGGCCGACACAGCCGTACTGCCCTTTGCTCAGGTCTGCCTTCGGATGATTCAGCGTACTCATATCCTGCACATCATGCAGACAGTGGTCAGCCGGGATGATGTCGTTATACGTACAACTCTCTCCACCCGGAGTTACCGTGCTGCGGCGCGCCAGCTGTTTAATGCGCGGATCCGGAGCATCGTAAGAATCCGGTAACGGAAGCCCTTCACCGTAGGCCATGCCGTTGGACTGTCCGGCAAGCACAACCACGTAGAACCAGTCCGGCTCAGTTGCACCACTGACGACCACATCACCTTCTGCTGCAATCGCCTGCATCAGGGTATAAGGGGTTATGGCCACCGGACTACCAAACGGCTGCCAGCCCTCTTTCAGTTTATGTGTCAGCTTTTCCGCAAGATCTGACGGCGACGCCGCCCTGACAACATCATAGTGTTTAAATGCCATGGTTCTTTCCACCATCTGAAAAATAATTCTTTAAAATACCTGACATGTAATACAGAAAAAACACAAAACCATACCTTAAATAAAAACCTCATCATCAAGCAGATATGCATGGATAAACTACAAGACGAGATATAAACCACCCTGCATTTAAATAAACAATAAACAACATCAGAAAAATAATTCTGCTCTATGGTTTACAATCAAAAATATCATTTATACTTTTCAGAACATCACCAGCAAGGCATAAACAAGGAAACTAAATGAAGTGGATTGTGATTGATACAGTTATCCAGCCATCATGCGGAATATCTTTTTCAGTCATATGGAGTAAAATAAAATTAATAATCTGGTATCAATCGGATGCTTTCTTACCTCCTGAAAGTATATTTACACTGACTCACACAGGTATCATGCTCAATAACAAAGTGCTACCTGTAACCATTTACAACGTAGTACCATTCAATAAAACATTCTGGAATTTAATCAAAAACAGCCAGGAATGCCCTACAAATACAGATAACGTATTGAATGAATGCTTTAATAACCGTTGCACTCTGCAAATATGTCCTTATGGGCTAAAACAACAAAGTCCATAAGGAGTTTACTCACATCTGACAAAATCAATATAAACAGCCCCTCCGGAGAGGGGCTGGAGAGTGGCGCTATGTGCCATTGCATGGTGCCGGGTGCCTCCCGGTGAATTCAGTACCAGCACCTGAATCCGCGATTATCCCATATACCTACTCGCTGATTGCCCCTCCGCACAGGTGGATTCACCATGCCAGTTTCTTTTAACAAACTCCCCGCAAACCAGACAACAGTCAACCGCCTGAATTGTGAAGTATTTAAAAATTTCTCCGGCTAACAGTCTGGCGTTTTCTTTTTCAGCAACGGGAAAGCAACAACCACCACACCCGCCACCAGTACACAGTCAGCCAGCACTGACATTATCCGGCTGCTGCAATGCCATTCACAAAAACAGTAAGCAATCACTTTTTACCGTAACAGGTGATAATCCAGATATGTATCTACCCCAGATGAGTAATCCGAAGTTCATCCATACCACAGGTCCTGGCTATTCTGTTGTACTCCTGAACAAGAGCAAATAATTCTGAATTAGCAACCATGAACTCATCGCAAACCCTCTGTATAGCATCACTATTCAGAATAATAACGTCTCTTCCCAAAAGACGATCAGGAGTACAGAACAAAACTGTCAAACGGCTGAAGGCCTTTGCTCGTGCTGCATTGACTATATCAATACGCTGCCTAAGGATGAAACACCCCGACGCCTCATCAATATTCACTCTACCCACACCATATGAATGATAAATATTTAATACTGAAAAAACCATTAGACCGTATAACAAACACTCAATCAATACTTAACAGAACTTTTATTTTTGACAAACATATAATATTTTCAACAATATACTGAGCCAGGTATATTCCAGTATAAGGCTCTGCCGGAAGAAATCTGGAAGAATGAATATGGCGCGTTGTACTGGATTCGAACCAGTGACCGATTGCTTAGAAGGCAATTGCTCTGTCCGGCTGAGCTAACAACGCATAATGCAGATAATGGATTGCCATCGGGGACCCGGGCCCCACACAGCCAGTTTCGAAAGCTGACGCTCTCTGCCGATGAGCTAATGGCGGTATGTGATGGTGGCCCTTGCTGGATTTGAACCAGCGACCTGGCGATTATGAGTCGCTCGCTCTCACCACTGAGCTAAAGGGCCGGTAGCAGAATAATAATGGTGCGTAATTAATTCTGCAATCCCATCCGTTTCAAACGATTAAATCCTGAACTTCCCTGACTGTCTGTTCAAAACGTCCTGTCTCCAGCTCAACACCAATCGCACAACGCCCCAGTGCCATCGCCGCTTTTACCGTTGAACCTGAACCCATAAAAAAATCTGCAACCAGGTCTCCCGGACGACTGCTCGCGTTGATTATCTGCTGCAGCATTTCTGCCGGTTTTTCGCACGGATGTTTCCCTGGATAGTACTGCACCGGTTTATGCGTCCAGACATCGGTGTACGGAACCTGCGCCGTCACACCGAAATACCGCCGCAAATTTTTATATTCACTCAGCAGTTCCGTATACTGCCGGTTCAGCTCACTGTATGTGCTGACCAGCTGGTGGTGTGGCTTTTCCAGTTCCCCGCGCTGATGTTTTTCTGCCGCAACACGCGCAAACAACGCCTGCAATTTGTTGTAATTACCCTCGTTCGGTAACTGCCACTGACTGGTACCAAACCAGTGCGAAGCCATGTTTTTCTTTCCGGTGGCTTCCGCTATCTGTTTTGACGTTATTCCCAGTGATTTACGCGCATCACGAAAGTAAGAAATCAGCGGGGCCATGACGTGCTGTTTTAGCTCGCGCCCCTGTGCCACATAGCCATCATCTTTCGGGCGATACGGTCCCTGATAATGTTCTGCAAACAGAATGCGCTCTGTTGCCGGAAAATACGCCCGCAGACTTTCCTTATTGCACCCGTTCCAGCGTCCGGACGGCTTCGCCCAGATAATGTGGTTCAGCACATTAAAGCGCTCACGCATCATGATTTCGGTGTCAGATGCCAGGCGATGACCACAGAACAGGTAAAGACTTCCGGCAGGCTTCAGTACCCGCCAGAACTGCGCCAGACACTGGTCCAGCCATTTCAGGTAATCATCGTCGCCCTCCCACTGGTTATCCCAGCCCTCGGGCTTCACTTTAAAGTATGGCGGGTCTGTGACTATCAGATCGACAGAGTTTTCCGGTAAGGTCTGGATAAATTCCAGGCAATCAGCGTTGATTAACTCACAACTGGATATTTTTACAGTATTAATCATAGATCAATAAGCACTTCTCTGATAGGCTCATACCGCTTTTGCGCAAAGCAGATGGGCCTGAGGTTTGCTTGTGACCCCAACGCATGAGCAGATGGCTGGCAGGTGCCGCTAACACCCACCAGCCGCCCATTACCACAAATTAAAAAGCCTTCACTGCGGAAGGCGTCTGTAACAACCGAACTGATAATCTGCCAGACCCGCCATAACAAGCTGAGTCAGTATTAACTGGCAGCGTTCGCGTGAAAGGTAAGTATTCTGCGCAATTTCCCCGACGGTCGCCGGTTCGGTGACGCTTAATTCATTAAACACCACTCTGGCGGTTTCGGTCATATCCTGCTGTTTTAGCATGCCTTTTTCCATTTTCCGGTTAACGTGACATACCAATAACTCTTGTCGAAAAAGCCAGCAAGTTGAAAGACCGGTATTAGCAACCACCAGCGCGTTTAACGCCCCGTGCCGTTTTTCAGTCATAAAAAAACCCGCAAAAAGCGGGCTCTTTCAAATGTCCATGTCTGCTATTCGCCTCGCGGTACAGCTTTGCTAAGCTTACCGGAATTGAAGCAGTTTTTACGTCAAAAAGCAATAACTTTTTTCTCTATACCAAAAGCCATAACATTGTTGTACAAATAAATTCTGCACCTTTAGCCAATGCTCAATGCGTCTTTCACAGGTTCTTAAACTCCATTCCGGATGTGCATCATTCAGCAGTTCAGCCATTTTGCGCTTAGTCATCCCCCGCCCCACATAACGCTGACTCAGAACATTGAGCAGCCCGGGATAACCTGCCAGTACTTCACCAATAACCCTGTCGATTATTAACGCCTCTGAATCGGTACAATGTGCCAGCCAGCTTTTTTGATTGCCGTTGATCATATCCCGCAAAAAAGCCTCAAGTTCAGGTTTGTCCAGACCCGCTTTTTTCATCCTCCGGAGCGCCTCGTTAATTGCCGTTTTTGTCAGCTTTTTAGAGGTCAGTAATTGGTTGAACATATTTCCCGTCTTACCGTCGCCAATATACGACCAACGCCCCCACATACGCAGTTTCCCCTGGATCCAGACGGCTTCCAGCGTTTTTAGACGTAAATGCTCGCCGCTTTTGCCTGTAATTTCCGGGTATATCATATTTACGATCACTCACTCTCAATTTTGTAAATCTTCACGCCCAGCCGTCCCCCAGGAACGCGCTGACCGCGCACAATATTGATTTCATCAAACTGCTCGTCGTCTATGAGAAGTCCGGCATGCGTCAGCGCATCCAGTGGTGCTTTCAGGATATTGTCCAGGTCACGACGACGTTTATCCGGTGGCTCTGCAATAATCTTTATCGCCAGCCTTCCGGACAGGTTTAATTTCAGCCGCTGCTGGCGAACAATAAGCGCCACATCACGGCGATAACGCTCACCGGCTTTTGATACAAAATATGTGCTGCCACGACGTCGCCAGTAAGTGTTCACCGTTGGCGGGTAAGGCAAAACAAATTCTATGCGTTCAGTCATTCATGCTTTCCACTTCAGGACACCCGAATTTCTCGCGTGCATTAAAAAACGAATCAGCAACAACAGCTGGCTGCCGTGTTTTTCTTCAAAATCTTTTACCCCGGCGTGTAGTTCGCTATGGCATTTACGGCACAGCGGAATAACAAACAAATCATCAGCCTTTGTTCCCATCCCTCCCAGTCCATGACCAATGATGTGATGCGGATCATCTGCCTGATTACCACACGTCATGCATTTCTGCGTTTTTACCCAACGCGTGTATACAGGCATCTCTTCCCGTCGTGGTTTCTGGCGCTGGAGATACTGAGCCGGTGACTCCGGATCAACGGCAATGCTTACCACCGTCTTTTCCTGTGGCGGGTTTTGCTGGTGGGCGTGAGGCAGTAGCGCAATATTTTTTGTGCGCTGCTTCAGCATGCTGGTGGCGGTCTGCTCTCCCGGCACGATGTCGCTCTCGCGGTATACTGAGCGAATTTTTTCCGCGCGTAATCCCAGTGAACGACGTAACACCGTCTCCGGTAGTGCGTCCGCTACGTTATTTATGGTTGCCCACCAGGATAATTCAGCCAGCGATAATTCCCGCTCCTGCGTGCCATTCATTGCGTGGCGGATGACATCAATCATCCATGCTGACAGGTTTTGGTGAGCAAGCTGCCCGAGTGATTCGGAAGTCTGGTTACGCAGCTGGTTGTCGCAGTGCCAGCACAACACCATCGCGCCGGTACCGTAACGATGTATGACGGTTTCACTGTGATGGTAGTCACCATGAGGCCACTGGCAGGATTTAATGTGGCGTAACAGCCAGTCAGACAATGCACCAGCACCACCAGCAGCACGAATCACCCGCTCATCGCTGAAAAATGGCAGTAATGATTTATCCTCCGCCAGCGGCTGGCGAACAGCAGGAACGACTCCGGACGGCAGACCGCGCATGCTTTTCGGTTCCGGCTCCACCAGAACTCGAGGGTTATGAAATACCTGCATGGATTCACGGCCCGGTTTTAGCACCACCAGCCCAAGTTCCGGTACCGGAACAGGTCGAAGTAATACCCGCACGTTACCTCCAGATGCGTTGCTGGAATGTGCGGGACGGACGCGGTGGGCGTTCGGAATAAGGGAGCCTGACATAGATTATCCAGTGACGATAATCGAGGCTGAGGGCTTTCTTAATCTCGTATCCGCGTCTGCGGTAGTTATGAATTAGCCATTCAGCCTGTTCTTCAGTACATGGTGGGTGTTGGTACCAGTCGGTTTTAAATGCGTGTGAACGCCGCCCATGCCGGATGGCAAGGTCGGTATCAGAATTGTGAAATTTGGTTTTGTGCACCATCTGTTTTCTCTGCTGGCGCAGCAGGTGTCAGGTGTTCAGGCTGACGTGCGAATTGTAAACCAGAATGCCAGGAAAAAACAAAACCCGCCGAAGCGGGTTAAGTGCGGGTGCGTTGAGGATGCCTGACTCATCAGAGGTGGCGAGGGATTTCTCCCTCGCCTGGTCTCTTACTCCTCAGGTTCGTAAGCTGTGAAGACAGCGACCTCCGTCTGGCCGGTTCGGATTCGTACCTCGCAGAGGTCTTTCCTCGTTACCAGTGCCGTCACTATGACGGTTAAACAGATGACGATCAGGGCGATTAACATCGCCTTTTGCTGCTTCATAGCCTGCTTCTCCTTGACCTTTCGGTCCGTAAGAGGCTAATCTCTATGTGTCGCATAGATATGGCCTCAGATTAATGTTAAGCGTCTTGCAGGACGCGTAATGTTAACTGGGGCTTTTCTCTATCTGCCTTTTGGTGTTCATGCCTGAGACAGATAGCCTCAAGCACCCGCAGTCATTCTACTTAACTAAGATTTCCCCGCAAACCGTTTTTGTCCGGCACAGTAAATATCCAACTAAACCAATGGCGTTCGCTGTATTTACCGCCAGTATTCAATGCACATGACCGCCATGAACACCCCTAAAAAAAGGGCATTTATATGTCCAAACATTAATATCAAAACATCAACTTTTTCCATATACCTTGCTGTGAAGATGATGGGCATACATGATGCGAACAACCAGAACGCAACAAACAAAAACTGCAATGCGTTTTTCATTATTCCCCCTACAATCAATGTGCAATAACATTTAAACACACCTCAATTTAGCCGGACATATAAATATCTAAACCAGAAAAAATCACTTACATAGCGTTACAAACTCTTTAGTCTAAATATTCATCGTAAAACATTCCCCATACTTATCAGCCCGTTCTGCGCCAGGTAGCTCATTGCCTTATCTGGGAATCTGTAATCAGGTTTCCGGATGCTGGTGGATTTTCGCATTTTAGTTGTTCATAAAAGTGCACAGCTTTAACCAGTTCTTCTGATGTAACCGGGACTGGCGGGGCAGTGAATAAGGCCTGAATTTCATAGTTCGGCCTGTCGTTACAATCCTCTTTTTTCGGTACATATTTCCAGTCACCAGACCACTACTTCCCCTGAAAGTCCGTAACGCCTTTTTTTCACGTAGCGATATCGCCATGCCACTGTTTTTGCTTGCCCCGCCGTTTCATGCCCTTCCTGATAATTAACCTCGCTCATTCATCGCCCCACTCATCACAATATGCTTCGACCGGAGTTTTTCCTGCTTCATAATCATCACGCCATGCTTCAGCATCAGCAGCACTGCCACCACGTAACTCTGCATAGTCCATTAACAGTTCATGCCATTCTTCAAAACCGACGTTGTATTTAGTTGAACCAAAATCAGCCATTTTGTTCTTCCTCTTCGTCTTTTATTTCGTGATATGAGTAATTGCAGTAGTTAAAGAAAATATCTTTTGCTTCGTCATGTATTTCATCAGGCGTCGCATCATCATCCACTTCGAATTCATCCTCGAAATCTCCACCGGCTATTCCCGTTTCAATAATTATTTTAAACTTTCGCATTTAACTACCGCCCTTTCGGGCGGCCTCCTGATGTTCTGAGGGTGCAGAAATCCCTCCGGTTAAGGATTAAATTTTTAACAGAGCTAAATTTAATTATTCAGTTCTGGATTTTGTCGCCCTGCGTATCCGCGCTTTCGCGTTACGCTCAATCTGAATTAGCTTTTCTATATTTTTTCGCCTTTCCCGCTCCTCCTGACGCAAGAGCCTTACATCATCTGCCAGTCTGGTTTCTCTTTTCGCCACAGAGAGCATCCAGTCAAATGGTTCCACAACTGCACCGCAGATTTTACAGCGGACCTGACGCTCTTTTTCGTCAACCCGGACAGAGGCGTGATGACAATATGGTCTTTCCGATGGCTCATAAAGAAAATTAACCTGATTACGAGGGTCATCCTCTTTTACCGGAAATAAAACGATATTGCTTAACTCATCCTCTGGTTTTATTTCCATGCTCCTCTCCTTTGATGCGAATGCCAGCGGTAATTGAAGCCTGATAGCTAATTTCACTCACAGTACCGCCTCCTGAAAATTTAATGAACAATTCAATACGTTCTTTGGTAATAGTGGTCATGTGTTACTCCTTAACCCGCAGTGCTTTCAACTGATGAGGGGAACAAAATCTTTTCATCAAACCCTGCATTCATATCATGAACAGCAACACACCAATCCATCGACGAACGATTATCAAGAGCCTCCATGATTTCATCCATGCGGCGTAGGTCATACAGGTAAATGCTTTTATCGCCAATGGTGTAAAAGCCAATTTTTTTCGGTGATGGACAGCGATCAAGAACTTCCTGTAATTCGTTCAACCATGCCCGTTCTTTTTTTGTCAAAGTTGCCATATCAGTTTTCCTTATACGGATTAATTTTATTGTGCAGTGTGTTGAATGACGCCCATACCACGTCGTTATACAATTCAGTAACTGGCTCAATTATTTTCCCGATTGCCCAGACAAAAATTAGAGGGGATATCGGTATCATCAATACGATAAACAGAATGAGAAACAAAAATTCTGTCGCCCTACTTTTTTGCGGATATTCTTTTCTGAATAATGTAGTCATTTCTTACCGCCCTTTCGGGCGGCCTCCCGACATTAATCGTTGTGGTAACTCATGGCTTCATTTGCAGCATCAACCGGATCAACCTCCCACCAGCAATAATTTGGTGCGTTTCCTTCAGGTGTCCACGGTTCCAATTCATTTTTTGCCACATTCTCGTCGCCAGTAATTTTAAAAATCTGCTCAGAGAATTTTTTCACCCACTCGTTATATTTTTCAGTGTTAATAATTTTCTGTGTATTTGACATAGATATACCTCCAGTTAAGGATTAAATTTTATTTACAGTGCTGAACTTAATTATTCAGATTTGGATTATGCTTTCTCTTCACGAAGTTCCGATTGTTAATTTGGCTCACAACAGCACCTTCTGAAAATTACCCTGATAGAAAGCCAGTACACGCTGCATAGCTTCGCTCTTCCGGCACTCGCTACAGATTATGTTTTGACGCCTGTCGTAGCGGCGTATTTCTCCGTCTGGTAATGGCCAGATAAGGTCAGGATCAACCACAGATGGTTTCTTCAGATTTGCCCTTGAGAGTTTTTTGCGGGCGTTTTGCCAGTCCTTACGCGCCTGTTCAGACGGGAATAACCCGTAACCAGAGTTGTATACATCGCCACTGGCAACCAGCTCTCTGGCGAGAACACTCATCAGATATCTTGTCGCACCTGTCTTGGCTTCCAGTTGCCGTAACGTCTCGCGCCCACTCCGGCGTACTAGCTCAACAACCTGCCCTTTAATTTTTTCCCGCTCTTCTTGTGTAAATACTTTTGCCATAAGCGCCTCCGGCAATCACTTTTCCGATACAACACGGCGGGAAGAATCAGTAATCTGTCGAACAATATCCCGGTGCTTGTTCAGCTCCCGCAGCGCGGCGCAGACTCGCTCCCACTTCTGAACATCACTTTTCGCCCTGCGCAGCGCCAGGTTTGCCCTGCGCAGGGACGGAAAAATCAGCTCATCTGCTTGCGTTTCGGTAAACGATGGCAACGACTGCACAATGTCCGCCACAGTTTCTGTTTTAATTTCTTCCTGTGTTGCGGCTTCCCGGCCTGGTAACGCAGCACCTGCTGGCTGAGGAAAGGCCTTACCATCACTTTCCGTTACCAGCGCGGCTTTCGGCTCTGCTGGTAAATTATCGCCCGGCATGCAGTAACGAAATTTACCGTTCTGATTAACGCGTGCCAGCCGCCCCGTTGCGGTTACCACCGCCAGCGTGGAAGCAACCTTGCGAGTACTGACACCGAACTTACCCGCCAGTTCCTCACACGTTTTAGCCCCATCCTGACCGATAAACTCAATCATCATGTCTGCGGTAACTTTTTGTTCGACCTCCCCGGTCAGCATATCCTGTGCTTCAGATTTTACTGGCCGCTCTTCGGTTACCCGGGATTCACCTTCGCCAGCCAGAAACCAGGTGTGACCAGTTTTATCAACGACGCCATTTCTTTTGAGTTCCCACAGCTCGTTGACAGCCTCTTCACGACTGATTCCAAGGCGAGCTGCCACCACATGTGAAGAGGCTTTTTTCAGTGCTTTCAGTGCGTCAGATACGGTTTCCATTAAAATTTCCTCCGGACAAAATTACTTCACAACCCTCATATTGCTGACATTTGGACGCCAGCTATCCCAGTTAAACGTCACCCATCGACCACCGTTCATGGTCATGCGGTCCATAATCCTCTCACCAAGAAGCGTACTCATTGCGGCATGATTCAGGTTTGTTAACATCCCGACACTGCACAGTGATGCTGTCCGGCGATCAATTATCTGGTGCAATACCACCTGCTCGTTTTTCGTCTCCCGCTGAACGCCTATTTCATCCAGGACCAGCAAATCAACCCCGCAAAGCTCCTGTAAAAATTTTTCCCCGGATTTGCCGTTGTCGTAGCTGTCATGCAACACGCTCATGACGTCAGACACGGTGACGATAATCACGCTGCGCCCCTTCACCATCAGCCGGTTGCCCATCGCCGCTGCAAGGTGATTTTTCCCGGTGCCGGTTTTACCGCTGAACACAAAATTCGTGCACCCGGTCATCAGTTCGTCAGCTATGGATTTGGCCTGGCTCAGCGCGTATTTTTGCCCGTCGTTCTGCACCTGATAATTTGCAAACGAGCATTTGCTGTGCAGAGGCTGGATGCCCGAACGATTCAGGATTTTTTCCACCCGCAACTGGCGATTCTGGCGGTTAATCTCCTCGCTGCGTTTTCGTCCTTCAGCAAGTTGCCATTCCCGCCACTCCTCCACCGTCCGGTACGGTGGAACCGACCCCTGTGGTGCAAGTCTGCGAATACGTTCAAGAACCCCAACTGCCGCAATGTTTTTCATGACACGTCACCCCCTGAATCCCGGCGGTATTTCAGTGTCCGGTTCAGAAATGTGATTCACGCAACGCTGCGCAGGCGAACGCCCCAGGCGGATAACCAGTTCATCCCATTTTTCCCGGAGTTTTGCCGGACTCATGATGTTTTTTACCCAGAACGAATCCCGCTGGAGACGCCCAAACATTTCACAAATTTGTCTGTGAGTTCTGCCATCCAGCATCCGCATTGTGCGAACGTCATTGGCCCATGCTGTCCAGTTGGGTTCTTTCGGTCTAGTGATCTCGCCATCATCGCTGGCCGCCTGCTCGTAAAGACTCACGATTCGTCCCCAGATCCACTGTGCGCACACCAAATCTTCCTGACTTCCCCACTGGCGTTTTTTCGCACTGAACACAACCGCGTCAGGGTGTCGGGTTAAAAAATCCTGTTCAGCCGTCTGCGGGTCCGGTTGCGAAGCGTCCGGACAAGAAGATCTTTTATCTGACGGATCAGGTTTTAATACTGACGGATCGGGGTCAATCATCGCCCCCCTAATCGGCAGTTTTTTATCAACAGTTGATCCATCAAAATTTGACGGGTCAACCGTTGAGGGGTCAATATTTGACGGGTCAACTGTTAACGGGTCATTTTTTGCCGGGCTAATTTTTCTTTTCGGTTTATATGACTCACGCGCCGCCGCCGCAGCTGCTTCGAGTTTTTCCACATTAAGCCGATAGATATTGCTTACATTACGCCCACCGACCTTACGCTCTTCCTTCGTCAGCCAGCCCTCTTTCGCCAGTTCTGCAATAGCCGATTTCACTGTGGATTCACTTCTTGCACCGATCTGACGCCGGATAGTTTCAATGGCAGGCCATGACACGCCCTCGTCATTGCTGTAGTCTGCAAGACGGGCCATAACCGCCACCCTGGATAAGATCATGCCGGTGAAGGCGCACCCTTCCCAGACAAGACCATGAAGCTTGCTGCTCATAAAACCCCCGAACACCGTGCTTTTAGTGCATCACCACAGCATTCCCTGCCGGGCCGCCGCGATTCATCTGGTCATACAAAACAACCGCTGACGCAACAAAATCATCGACATCCTTCACCAGCCGATCCCTCCGTTCGACGATCTCACGGTAATATTCAGAACTGTGGCTGCGCATACGGGCCACCAGCAAAGGCGGCATCGCCTTTTCGATCGCCGGTAACAGAGCCTGCATTTTTTCAACAGCATCAGGGGTGTCTTTATCCAGCCAACGGAAAATTTTCTGGGTATTACGGGCCAGGGCTTCCGGATGGCTGTCGTCATACAGTTCCGGGAACGTCATTCCCAGCTCGAAATACGCTTTGGTAATTTTCGCAGCCGGTACTTTTTCGCCGTCCGGATGCGCCCAGACATTCATCGCCATGCGGATGTGTTCATGCTTGATTTTCATGAATCATTCTTTCCTTCGTTCGAGGTGCTATCCTGCTTCTTGTAAAGTTCTGGGTTGTATTTCAATTCACCGTTAGTAATTTCATCCAGTTCCATTGCGCGAAGTTTGGGAATAACTGCTTTCCACCGCACAACAGCCACATGTGAAATTCCAAGAGCCTCAGCTACTAGTCGCTTTTTTTTGAAATAGCGCAGAACATCATCTTTGAACATAAAACTCTCCTGTTATTTCGAGCAGAAGGGTAACAATAGTTACATAACAATGTCAACCATAGCAACATCACTTGGTAGTAACATTGGTTACATGAAAAACACTATCAGCGAACGTATTCGGAATCGTCGAAAAGACGTTGGATTAACCCAACAGCAGGTTGCGAAAGCAATCGGCATATCTCGTGTATCCGTAACAAAATGGGAAAATGGCTCTTCAAAACCTGACGGTGAGAATTTGTATCTACTGTCAAAATTGCTTTCCAAATCTCCTGAATGGATTCTTTATGGAAAGGACTGTCACGATAAAACCGATGATCTGCGTCTGAATCAGTACCCTTACATTAGTGACAACATCGCCCGGTTGCCCGTTTTAACGTGGGAACAGGCTGGTTATTGGGATATGAGTTGTCCAGTAACCAAGATTCCTGGTATTAATAACTGGGTTGATGTCATGACAAAAACCGCTGAAAACTCTTTTTTATTGCATGTTGAGGGAGATGCGATGACAAACTCTAACGGCCTCCCAACCATCCCCGACGGATCTACCGTGCTGATCACACCATGCTCAAGTAACATTAGAGAACTGGTGGGAAAAATAATCTTAATCCAATTGGAAGGAACGCCAAACGTAACACTAAAAAAAGTTGCGATTGACGGACCAAACATCTATTTGTTGTCACTGAATCCGCTTTACAAACCCATCGAACTGAATGGTGGTTACACCATTAAAGGTAAAGTTTCACAAATACATCAATACTTAGACTGAGTCAGAACCCGCATTCATTGCGGGTTTTTTATGCCCTCAAATATACCTTTTGCAACATTGTATTGACTCGAAAGGTAACTCTTGTTACCTTAACAACATGCCAACCCACCCCGCCCCACAGAACGCAGGGAAATACTTCGAGTTACCCGGCAGTGGTCAGGGGTTAAGTAGCCAGCCCGAGGCGTAAGAACATGACGGCAGGGTTCAACTTTAATAACTATGCAGCAGGTTTTTGTTCCGCTACCCCGGCGTTAAGGGGAAATGAGGTCAGCATGGATACTATCGATCTTGGCAACAGCGAATCTCTGGTATGTGGCGTGTTCCCCAACCAGGACGGTACGTTCACCGCAATGACGTATACCAAAAGCAAAACGTTTAAAACCGAATCTGGAGCGCGTCGCTGGCTGGAAAGAAATTCAGGTGGGTGATATGGATTTCGACACAATCATGGAAAAGGCTTACGAAGAATACTTCGAAGGCCTTGCCGAAGGCGAAGAAGCTCACAGCTTCAACGAATTTAAACAGGTGCTTTCCAGTTCGGCAAAATCTAATGGCTGATAAGCGAAACAGCACCGCGAGGAATCAGTATGCAGAAACGAGAACCCGTCATCATCGCGCCAGACTATACCAATGATGAACTTTATGAGTGGATGCACCAGAAAATTAATGCAGCGCAGGATCTGAAATGGGCTAATGAAGTCAGGGCTAAGCAGGCTGAAAATCTGTCCTCTCTGGAGCAGGATATCACCAATCTGGAAAAAGCAGCGGCATTAACCATTGCCAGAATGATTACATACCCGCGTTAATAGCTAACCAACGAAGCTAAGGTTGGTAATTAAGGAGTTCTCCACGGGTGAGGTGGAGTGCTTGCGCCGGACACGGGTGAGCATCCGGCACTGACAGTTTACTGAAAGGATATTTCCCTGAAAAGTCAGACCATAACGCGAAAGCGCACGGCGAGGTAGCTGGTTCATAGATAGCCTGTCGTTAAATTTTCGTCGACCGTGCGCTTCCGGTTGTGGCAATCCGCGAAATGGCGCGGCGGTAAGTATGGCGGGGTTATTCCTTCCCCCGTTGCGGACACCGGGTTGTCAGGTTGACCATACGCTTAAGTGACAACCCCGCTGCAACGCCCTCTGTTATCAATTTTCTGGTGACGTTTGGCGGTATCAGTTTTACTCCGTGACTGCTCTGCCGCCCTTTTTAAAGTGAATTTTGTGATGTGGTGAATGCGGCTGAGCGCACGCGGAACAGTTAAAACCAAAAACAGTGTTATGGGTGGATTCTCTGTATCCGGCGTTAATTGTTAACTGGTTAACGTCACCTGGAGGCACCAGGCACCGCATCACAAAATTCATTGTTGAGGACGCGATAATGGAAACGTTATTACCAAACGTTAATACGTCTGAAGGTTGTTTTGAAATTGGTGTCACTATCAGTAACCCTGTATTTACTGAAGATGCCATTAACAAGAGAAAACACGAACGGGAGTTATTAAATAAAATATGCATTCTTTCAATGCTGGCCCGTTTACGTCCGATACAAAAAGGATGCTGGCAATGAATACAGCATTTGCACTTGTTCTGACAGTTTTTCTTGTTTCCGGAGAGCCAGTTGATATTGCAGTCAGTGTTCACAGGACAATGCAGGAGTGTGTGACTACAGCAACCGAACAGAAAATTCCCGGTAACTGTTACCCGGTCGATAAAGTTATTCACCAGGATAATAACGAAATCCCGGCAGGTCTTTAAAACAGTTCCGTAATAAACATCCGATTTCATTCTTATATGCCAGCAATGGCAGGGATTTGTTCACCCTTAAATCTGTAATGAGGTAAAACAAAATGAGTAAAGTCTTTATTTGCGCCGCCATTCCGGACGAACAGGCAATAAAGGAAGAAGGTGCAGTCGCTGTAGCCACTGCCATTGAAGCCGGTGATGAATGTCGCGCCCGCGCAAAATTTCACTGGCAATTCCTGGAACATTATCCGGCAGCTCAGGACTGCGCTTATAAATTTATTGTCTGCGAGGATAAACCTGGCATACCCCGCCCTGCCCTCGATTCATGGGATGCTGAATATATGCAGGAAAACCGCTGGGATGAGGAGTCTGCTTCTTTTGTCCCGGTTGAGACTGAATCCTATCCGATGAACGTCACTTTTGACAAGCTGGCCCCTGAAGTACAGAACGCTGTCATGGTTAAGTTCGACACATGTGAAAACATCACCGTTGATATGGTTATTAGCGCACAGGAATTGTTGCAGGAAGACATGGCAACATTCGACGGACATATCGTTGAAGCGTTGATGAAAATGCCAGAAGTTAACGCCATGTATCCGGAGCTTAAGTTGCACGCCATTGGGTGGGTTAAGCATAAATGTATTCCTGGTGCTAAATGGCCCGAAATTCAGGCAGAGATGCGCATCTGGAAAAAACGTCGCGAAGGCGAACGCAAGGAAACCGGAAAATACACGTCTGTTGTTGATCTCGCCCGCGCCAGAGCCAATCAACAGTACACTGAAAATTCAACAGGAAAAATCAGCCCGGTCATTGCTGCCATTCATCGCGAATACAAGCAGACATGGAAAACACTGGATGACGAACTGGCCTACGCTCTCTGGCCTGGTGATGTGGATGCCGGAAACATTGACGGCAGCATCCATCGCTGGGCAAAAAATGAAGTTATCGACAACGGCCGCGAAGACTGGAAGCGTATCTCGGCATCAATGCGCAAACAGCCTGATGCCCTTCGCTACGACCGCCAGACTATTTTTGGCCTTGTCCGTGAACGTTCGATCGACATTCACAAAGATCCCGTAGCACTGAACAAATATATCTGCGAATACCTGACGACAAAGGGCGTGTTTGAGAATGAAGAAACAGACCTGGGCACTGTTGATGTTCTCCAGTCATCAGAAACACAAACTGATGCAGTGGAAACTGAGGTATCTGATATCCCAAAAAATGAAACCGCGCCGGAAGCTGAACCATCTGTAGAGCGTGAGGGGCCGTTCTACTTCCTCTTCACCGACAAGGATGGCGAAAAATACGGTCGCGCAAACAAACTTTCTGGTCTGGATAAGGCGCTGTCTGCTGGGGCTACTGAAATCACGAAAGAAGAATATTTCGCCCGCAAAAACGGTACATACTCAGGTTCACAACAAAATACTGGTGCATCTGACACGACCGCACAACCAGGGTCAGTAAAAGTTACCGCTGACGAAGTAAACAAAATTATGCAGGCAGCCAATATCAGCCAGCCTGACGCCGATGAACTGCTTGCAGTATCACGTGGTGAATTTGTTGAAGGGATTAGCGACCCGAATGATCCGAAATGGGTTAAGGGGATCCAGACCCGCGATTCTGTGAACCAGAACCAGCAAGAAACGGAACAGAACGACCAGAAAGCGGAACAAAACAGCCCAAATACGCAACAAAACGAGCCAGAAACGAAACAACCTGAACCAGTAGTGCAACAGGAACCGGAAAAGATCTGCACCGCCTGCGGTCAGAGCGGTGGCGGCAACTGCCCTGATTGTGGTGCGGTGATGGGTGACGCAACATACCAGGAAATATTCGATGGAGAGAATCAGCCTGAAGTTCAGGAAAATGATCCGGAGGAAATGGAAGGCACTGCGCATCAGCACAAGGAGAACACTGGCGGCAATCAGCATCATGCCAGCGATAGTGAAACTGGCGAGGCGTCAGATCCCTTAATTAAGGCGAACGGTCATCATAATCTCACATCCACCAGCAGAGCGGGGATTCATCTGATGATCGACCTTGAAACCATGGGAAAAAATCCCGATGCCCCGATTATCTCAATAGGTGCAATATTTTTCGATCCGCAAACCGGAGATATGGGACCGGAATTTAGTAAGACTATCGATCTGGAAACTGCTGGCGGAGTCATTGATCGGGACACCATTAAATGGTGGCTTAAGCAATCACGCGAAGCGCAATCTGCCATTATGACCGATGAAATCCCGTTAGATGATGCACTGTTACAATTGCGGGAATTTATCGACGAAAACTCCGGTGAATTTTTTGTTCAGGTCTGGGGAAATGGAGCCAACTTCGACAACACGATTTTGCGCCGTTCATACGAACGGCAGGGGATCCCCTGCCCGTGGCGTTACTACAACGATCGCGATGTACGCACAATCGTTGAGCTGGGGAAAGCCATAGACTTCGATGCCAGAACGGCTATTCCATTCGAAGGTGAGCGCCATAATGCACTTGATGACGCCCGTTACCAGGCAAAATACGTTTCAGTTATCTGGCAAAAACTGATCCCGAGTCAGGCTGATTTTTAATGTTCAACCGTCGCCAGTTGTCGTTGATATTCTGCAACTGGCGCGTTCCGGAGTGATAGCCATGAGCGAACAGTACCTGATAACGCTCGACGAGTGGAAACCAAAACGGTTCAGTCTCCCAATAACAAACACTACCCTGGTGAAATACGGAAAACTAGGATACATCGTTCCAAGGCCACAAAAAATTCGTGGGCGTTGGCTGATAGATCGCCGAGCAGTATTTGTTGGGCCTGGTGAAACGGAAATTCATACTGGCGATGATGATGCACTGAAGGAGATTTTAACTCATGTCACCGAGGCCACGAAAAAACAGCACTGACGTAGCCGGTCTTTACGAAAAGTTTGATCGCAGAACTGGCAGAGTTTACTACCAGTATAAAAATCCTGTGACTGGAAAATTTCACGGACTCGGAACAGACAAAGGTAAGGCAGAAAAAATCGCTTCCACAGCCAATCAGCGAATAGCTGCAGCAGAAGCTGAATATTTCATGCGCAAAATTGATGAAAGTCCGTCAGCAACAAAACGTCGGGGTATCAGATTAAAGGCATGGGTTGATCGATATCTGAAAATACAGGACACGCGACTGAAAAATGGAGATATTGCAGCTACAACTCACAAAGAAAAAACTCGAATGGCTGCATACCTGGTTTCCCGTCTGGGAAACCACCCATTGAAAGAACTGGAAGTAAGAGACTTTGCATTAATACTGGATGAGTGGCTGGATAAAGACATGGTCAGCACAGCGAGAGTAAATCGTGGATTATGGGTTGATATTTATAAAGAAGCACAGCATGCAGGGGAAGTTCCTCCTGGATGGAATCCTCCGGAGGCTACCCGTAAACCGATCCCTAAAGTAACCAGAGCCAGGCTCACCATGGAAGACTGGCAAAAAATTTACAATGCAACGCCTGAAAAACACTTTATCCGTAACGCAATGCTTCTTGCGATTGTTACTGGTCAGCGCCGTGATGACATTTGCCACATGCGTTTTTCAGATGTGTGGAACGAACACTTGCATATCACCCAGGGAAAAACCAGAATGCGTCTGGCGTTACCGCTTACACTACGCTGTGATGCCATTGGGATAACGTTAAAAGAAGTTATTGATGGGTGCCGAGACAGAATATTAAGTCCATATCTAATCCATAGTCGGCACCAGAAACAACCGAAGCCGATGAGTAAAGACAACCTGAGCGACTACTTTGCCAAAGCACGGGATCTGGCTGGGATAATTCCACCAGCAGGAAAAACTCCGCCAACATTTCATGAACAACGCTCTCTATCAGAACGGCTGTACCGTGCACAGGGTATCGATACAAAAACATTACTAGGACATAAAGTCCAGGCAACCACCGATCGCTATAACGATACTCGAGGTCAGGAATGGGTTAAGTTGGTTATTTAA